CTGCTTCATAGGGATTGAGTTCTAAATCTTTTTGAAATTCCTCTATAAGTTGAGGTTGTATATTTTCAGGAAGACTATTAAATCGAGATACAAGCTGATTTTTCAGATTTTGAGCCTCTTGAAGAGATTTCTCATACTCTGACTGATTTTGTTCTAGAGGCTGGCTCAATCTCTCTTCCTGAACATCAGATAAAGGAGGAGAAGAAATATTTTGTGCTTCAGAGAGAAGTTTTTCTTGCTCTTGCTTCTTTGCTAAAGATTCTGCCTGAGCCTGAGCAATCTCGTTCTTCCATGATTGAGTCCTCAGTTTTTCAGCGGGAAATTTCCCCTCCAGATAATTTTTAAATTTCTCGAAAGAGCTCCATGGTTTGTCAGGAAGAAAATTCTCAGGTCTAAATGTTCCCAGATCTTTGATTTCTCCGTAGAGATTCTGAAGAGCCTGATCTTCCTGAGCTTGAGCAATCAGTTGATTGACTTCCTGTTCATCTTTTTCAACATCAAATGAGGGGGATTCTTCCCGAACAGGAAGAGGCTCAAATTTTAGCTCTGATGATTTTGACACAGGTTCTTCAAGAGCTGCATTTAATTGGGACAGCCAATCCTGAGCTTCTTTTTGATTGGACTCTTGTCCTATTTTCAAATTCTGTTGTGTGGTATCAATGCGCTCTTTCTTCAATCTTTCTTTCTCTTGTAATTCTCTTTGCACTTTCTGAGATTCTTTTTCCTGCTTTAAGGCTTGACCAAGATTCTTGGCGATATCAAAGCGTTTGGATTGCAAAGCGAGTTTCTGTTGCTCTTCAAGTTGTTGAAGACGGGCTTTCTCCTTTTTCTCTCTCAGGACATCAAAGTCACTTTCCTTATATCCTTCCCTCAACCATGCCTTCTCTTGTTCAGGAAGAGCCTCAAGACGGGCTTTCTCCTTTTTCTCTCTCAGGACATCAAAGTCACTTTCCTTATATCCTTCCCTCAACCATGCCTTCTCTTGTTCAGGAAGAGCCTCAAGACGGGCTTTCTCTATCTCATGAATTGCATTCTTAGATTTGACCTGTTCTTGCTTTATCAAATTCTGATTCGACTGAATGGCGCTGTTTCTTTGTTGAATCATGCTTGATAAGTTTTGAACTTGTTCCTGAGCATTTTCAATTTTCTGATTGCGATCAAATATTTCTCTTTCAGAAATAACGATAGGATTGGATAAATTTGTGTTTAAAAAAACATAATTTGGGCTAGCTCCGTAACTAATACTATTTTTATTCAGCCTCCAACCATTTTTTGGCGTATTTCCTATTCCTTTATTTTCTTTAGGGCTTTGTAGATAAGGATTTATTTTTTTGAAAACATTTTTAGCTTCTGTATCAGAGTATTTCTTAGTGCTTCCATCTGAAAAAGATACCGTCAAACTTGGCTCATAACATTCTCCAAAAATATTCCCCTCGCCATGATCCCAATAGTATGTATAATTAGCACTCTTAACCGTCACGCCGGATTTCTTGTTTTTAGTCAATTCATCAAGCTGATTAACGGATTTTTCCTTATCACCAAAGAGAGAAATAGTCTTATCCAAAAGACGGACATTATTCTCAGCAAGGTCTCTCTCTCTCTGAAGAGGAGAGAGCACTGAATTAAAAAGATTGGCAGGGATTTCTTTATTTTTGGAAAGTTTATTTAGTTCTTGTTGGATCTTATTAACATGATCCTGATACTCTGCTCGTTGTTTTTTAAGGCGTTCGCGTTCAGCGATGTCAGATGATGTAAGTCCCATAGTCTATCCTTTTCTCAGGATAGACTATATGATTTAGGGATGAAAATCGATTGGAATTAAATTATTTTTTTGATCTTCCCACCCATAGCTCTGGTATAGAAAGCCTCCAGATCATAAGTCGCATATTCAGGACTTATCTTATACTGATTTAGAACGTAATTAGGATCAGCCCAGGTGGCATCATACCTCCCCATACAACGCGGATCTGCATGATATTCCCAGACATCCTTCAAGAAATTCCTTGCATAAGAGTCTTGTTTTATCTGAACCCTCTTCACAAGGACAGGAATATCTCCATCTTTATATCCATCGTTGATCCACTCATTGTGTTGAGAATAGGCTTCTGCATTTGTCATCTCAGTATCAGGGAACAAGGATCTGTTGTTCTTTCCCCCCATCCAATTACCTCTACTTCCCAAATAAACGCGATCCTTGAAATTCTCAGGGGTGGGATTCTCCAAGAGAGACAAAGCATACTTTGCTGTCATCTTGGCAGCCATTACTTGCTTCAAAAAAACATCAGGAGTAACGCCTACAAGAGAAGATCCATGATAAGAAACTGCGTCAATTTCTTGACCAAAAACCCAATCTATTAAATCGTTTGATGAAAGCTTATAAAGTCTATTGATTCTATCATCATCATGACTGATGAGTCCAAGACCTTCCCATTTAGGCATTTTCACTTTTGCATGATTAAGCAATAAATTCCTGTATTTTTCTTTTTCCAATATGTCTTCTTCAGGAATAATTGTCACCTTATCTTTATTTGAAATATAGATATTTGATTTTGGTTCATAGATTTCTCTTGTTTCATTTTTTCCATACCTTATTGTTGTTTGTTTTAAGTAAGGCTCAAGCTCTGTAAATTTCAAAGGATTTGGAGTGTTTGTTGTATAATGCTCTCCTTTTGCATCCGTTCTACAGATAACTTGCTTATCTCCATCTGAATAATAAATGGTTAATATAGGAGACCAATGCTCATTATATTTATTATGTTTACTTATTTTATTATTATCTCCCCATTCAGCATAAAACCATTGGTAATAATAATCGACACTCCTTACTTTAACGCATTCTCTCGAATCTTTTGTTTCTTTATATTTTTTATACCAATCTTCATTTACAGGTACGGTAACGATAAAAGATTTCCCTAAATTTTTGGCTATTTCTTCTTCAAAATCAGCCTTTAGAGAAGATGTTCCATATCCATTCTGAACGCTTCCACAAACTGCAAGCACATACAAGAACCTTTTCATTATATTTCCTTAATTGTCTCGTTTAACTTCACTAAGCATACATACCCTACATCATTACAGGCGTGAAGTTAAATATCATTTAATCATAGAGGGGGAATAAGCTATGCATGAAGACGTCTAATGTGCATAGATCTACAAGATAGAAGAGGTTTTGCGGGAAGTAAGGCTTACGAAGCATCATCTCCATAATCTGAATTATCACACGCTCTGAAAATATTAGCAATCCCTACATTCAACGCATAGAGTTGTTCCTGAAATCCAATATTTTCAGAGGCACTATTGACACGTCTGCCCTCATCATCAACAAGGAAAATCATGGCTCCCTTAAATCCATGAAGCTTTGCGAGGAGAGCACACTTAATTCTGAGGGGAACACCTGCATCCAGAAGATCGACAAGATCAAGAGGAACGTCATCCTTATTTGATGATTTCTCTTTCCGCTTGAAGGGGATAATAACTGAAGGATTTTGGGATAAGGCTTCCGTGGAATGGCTCTCCAAATTTTTCTCTTTCACGTTCTAATCTCTCCTTGATTCTTTCTTGCTCAAGCTTCTCTTTTTGTTCCCTGAATAAACGAGATTGTTCCAAAAGATCAGGTACCGGCTCTATCTTATTTGGATTAACAATCCCTTTCTTAACATAATCCTGGTACTTCTGATCTAGTTGATCCAGCTTTCTCCACTTCTCTTCAAGAATTCTCAAATCCTGCCCCCATAGTGCATTTGACTTGGATAGCGATCTCCGCCTGAACGAGAAAGAGCCGCAACTAATTGCTCAAGCTGACCAGGTTTCATCCCATGAAGATGATCTTCTGACTCTTCTTCTCCATGATTGCCCATAGAATGGCGTGCCATCCCATCAATCTGTCCGCCACGACCATGACGGGGAATAACATGTCCGCCTTGAGAATAGTCCTGATAGCCTCCGTCCTCTCCACCATAAAAAGGAAGTTCTTGCATCGTGTTGCCATAATCTTCTTCTTGAGGACTATTTTGATATTGCTGAGGCTTCTGTCCATAGCGAGATTCAATCGCTTGATTCACTTTTCCTCGCCCATAGTCCATCCCTTGCTGCATCATACCGCGAGGATCCTGCATGAATTGACGACCCATGTTGGCAGCTTGATTAAAATCCTGCGTCATGCCTCTTGAATCAAGATAGTTACGACCCATATTCTGAGCCTGATTCATTCCGTATTGTCCAAGCTGACCCATCGCCTTGCGAGGATCTTGCATAAACTGACGACCCATGCCAAATATATTGGAAAGAGCTCCGCCCAAACCATGTTGAGCCACATATTGATTGGCCATATTACCAACCCCATTCAGAGCCTGACGACCCATATTTTGCATCATGCCACGAGGATCTTGACGAAACTGCTGAAATCCTTGCCGAGCCTGATTCATATCCTGATCAAGACCATGCTGCTGCATGTAATTCCCCGCCATTTGACGACCTTGATTCATCATATTGCCAGCCATGCCTGATGCCTGCTGACCAGCATTTTGCATCATACCGGACATACCACCACCTGGTTGATTACGATTCATCACCGCACCCAAACCTGTCTTGGCAACATTACCCAGCATCGCCATATTATTGGGATTATTTTGAGCATATTTCATGGCACTGCCAGCGATATTACTGAGAGAATCAAACCAACCCATTTCGTCACTCCTTAAAAAAATTCTAATTCATACTAAACAAAAAAATACTCATCCACCACTCATTATTTGATAAACTTTATAAGCCCATTCCTGCCATGTCTTTTCATCGGAAGGACCTTGAACGTTTCTTTTTGAAAAAGACTGTGAGGAAACAAGAGATCCTCCCCAATTTTTCCATTCTTCTTCTGACGTAGTGAGGGGAACAATAGGAATCGTATCAAATGGATAATCAATCTGAAGGGAAGCCGCCCAATTATGAAAACTGATATATTTTGGGATAATCATTGACGCCCGCTTCCTGATGAGAAATGCAAGAGAGTACGGCCAAGCTGGAAGTTTCCCCCAATAGTATTTTGAAGGAATTTTATAGTCATAAATCTTCCCTGCTCTCTCATATCAATATGGAAGTTGGTCAGTCTTTGTATCTCATTTACTCCTGGCAGACCCGCAGGCGGATTCCTCACGCCTACAGTAACTAATCCAACTGTTCCATGATCGGCAGGAACTGAGGATGATCCTGTATAGGTAATGCTTGTGATGGAATCATAAGCGTACTTCGTGGGCACAATGCCAGGGTTTAGATATTCAAGAGCTGATTGTCCTGTCGCTCCTGTTCCAGTTATTGTTTCAGATTGAAGGACACCATTAAAAATACCCGTGATGAGGAATTCTATTCCTATTGACAGACGATCATAAAAAACCATCAAAGGTTGTCGGGATGTTGAAAAAGAAGAGGCTCCTGCTAAGGAAAGATTGCCATTAATAATAAGATTCTGCTGTCCATTCACAGGGATGAGGTTCTGCAAAAGACAAATGGCTTGCGGATCATTACTGTTAGCGACATAAGGCTGGAATTTATTAAACACATTACATTGATTATCAGGGGGGAAATAATCTCCTGAGTATTTTTTCGTCTTGATATAAAAATCGATGTCCCCATTAAAGACAAAATCAGGTTCCATCCGTGTGAGAGAAAGCCATTTATCTTCTCCAATCGGCTGCTTGTCCGGACCAATATCAGCCAGCGACATGAGAGAGGACTCAAGATAGGTCGGAATCGCATATTCCTTCCTGGCCTTCTGATAAGGAACAGTATCCCCAGGAATGGTCTGATCCGGCGTATTTTCGTGAAGCCAAATGCGATAAGCGGGATCAATGGCCGTTCCAGCATCATTCAGATAAGATTGGCTGCTATCTAGCCAAATGGGATAAAGAAAGTTTGTTGCCGATGTTCCGCAGCTTCGTCCTACGGAGGGAATCTTCGTAGGATCTTCAGGATCAACAGCAGGCGTCAGAGTAGTCTTGGGGAAAGCGGAATCATACCATGTCTGTTCCTGAATATTATAAATCAGGACAGCATTGCATTCGTTATTATAGCCATCAATCGTGGCATTGGGATAATGCCACCAGATTTCGTTGAACTGACTGACCTTGCATCCCCAAACCTTTTGCCTTTGAGCCGTATCAATATTTGAAAAGAAATAGTTAATGTTCGTATTGTTTGCAAGGGTTTGTACTGTTCCATTATAGACATAAAATCGGTCAAGTCCGATCCAGTAGAAAAGTCCGTTATCTTCAACTACACATCGGGAAGACATAATGGAAAGATTAGCCGCAATCGTATCGAATGCAAATGTTGTAGCTCCTCCCGTAAAATAGCATCTGGTAAGTGTATCCAGAGACCAAAACAAACCCGCAGGAGAGTTACCGCTTCCTCGCACTGCTGCTCCATACACAATATTAGTCGATGCAATTTGGACAATGTTTTGTATAATTGACTTATTAGGAGTTCCATCAGGAATAAGAGCTCCATAAGATTGAGCGACCGATCCCACAGCAATAGGAGGAATATCATTGGTAACTGGGGTAAATGTTGCGTAATTATAAAAGAAAACATAAGGATAAAGAGAAACAATCCCTCCACCTACCCAAACGGAATCATCATCTGTAAGCGCAGGTACAAGACCCTTAGTGAGAGACAAAGGTTGCAATTCAGCATTTCCACTGCTCATTGTCTGAGCATTAATATAATAAACTTTATGCGCTATATTCAGACTGGAAATAGATCCCATCGTATCTGTCTGAAGAACAAACAAGGTAATATTTCCGCCTCCAGAAAGTTTATTATTACCCACAGCAATGGATTCAAATTGCCATGTGACGGCTTCATTATTAGCAGCAATAACATTTAACTCTGTAAAAGGATATTGATCAACGAGATATCCAGTATCCGCATCAATAATATAGTTTTGAACGAGATCCGTATATTGATCACCGCTTGTAGGAGGCCTGCTCCCCACAATCACATTCCATTGATTACGATTAATAAGACTGGGAAGAGCAAAACATTGGCGAGGAAGATACGTCAGCTTTGAATTGAAGCGGGCATGCTCTCCTCCTGTGGGAATAGGATCCAGCAATTGCGTATATCCGCCAATATTACGGGGTAATCCTCTTTGAAAGCGTACCCATAATCCCTCTTGCCATGCCTTGCTCGCAAGATCCGTGCCATCTCTTTGTATTCCTGGATCGCAAGAAAGGGCAAATATTTTACCTGTCATTATTTATTACTCAAAGAAATGAGAGTATTACTTTTATTTGGAAGAAATTTAATTTTTCCTCTCTCAATATTAATTTTTATGAGATTCCATGATGGATAGGATGCGTCATATTCAGTAACATTAATTTTATTATATTCATATTTTTCATTTTTTTCCCTCCAATATGTCTTATGAGGAATAAGATATTTTTGATTGCACCATTCTCCTAATAAAAGATTTTTATCTGTCTTATATATAAGAGTGTATGTTTTTGAACATAATTTATCATAAGAAAATATAATATGTAATTCATTTCCTTTTACGGATTCTTGTCTTATTTTTTCGTAATTAATAGCGTATTGATATTGATTATCATTCTTAATACCGTATTTCTTAAAATTACTTTGATCTCTTTCATCATTTTTTCTTTTATTATCCTGTCCATTTTTAGAAAGACACCATTGTCCATTCATCCATTGATAAAAACCTCCTTCTATGCAAGAAGTATGCCAATATATAGGAAATGGTAATTTTACTCTTTCGTAAAATATTTTAAAAGAAACAGGAACATATTTTTCATAAAAATTTTTATTAACTCCCTGAAGCTCTAATAATTTTTCTTGATCTATATAAGAAAGTATTTCGTAATTTACTGAACTTGTTTTAACCCTATTCATCACTTTTTTGCAATCCTCAGACATAGATTTTTCTTTTCGCAAAAAACTGGAATCAGCTGAATTAAAGAAAGAAAATTGGAAAATAATTAAAAATAAAAATCTAAACATACACTTTCTTTCTTTTAAGCGCTTTGATAATGAAAATTTGAGATTAAAACACCCCAATTTGCAACTGTATTAATAAGAAGAGAAGGAGGAAAGGAGACTGGAATTTGTCTAATATAAAAAGTAAATGCAGATTGAGTTTGAGGAAGAGTAAATACACTGCCATTAAATGCCTGAACACTAAAATTCATTGTTTCAGTTGGCGTAAAAAAACAAACCAATGTAAAAGAGGTTCCTGAGGGCATAAGCGTGGCATCGGGAAGAATAATGGAATAGGTTCCGTCAATCGTTTTAACACATTCTGTCACAGATCCCACATACTGATTGCTTGTCCCTGTAGGAAGGGTTTGATTCGGCCAGTAAAGCTGAACCGAAGCTGTATCAAGATTAATACTTTGATAGGGGACAATTCCCTCTATGCTCTTTCCTGTAAATGTATCCGTATAAAAAGTCATGTTCTTTCTTTCTTCTCGTTCCTGATCGCAGCATAAGCAATGCGAAAAGCATGCCCTTCACGTCTGTCGAAAGGATCAGAAGCATACTCTGCCCAAGCACTGTTAAAAGCTGATCTGAATATTTCTTGCTGATGAGGAGAGAGTTTCTTTCTCACAAGAGGAGGCAATTGTCTCGTTGTTTTAAAGGGCATTAGTCTTTCTCTCTCTTTGCAAAGCGATCTTCTTTAGACTGAATATCCGAGAGATTAACGCCCTCAAGTGCCTTTTCGTAAGTCTGAGTCCAGACAGCAATTCGATCATCTTCCTTCAAAAAATTAGACATTTCCAGCATGGAAGCATAAAGCAGCAAATTTGGAACATATTTCGTCAGCATATTGGTTTGAATGAGAGGAGAAAGAAGAGGAGGCGTTCCATAAAAAGAAAGCTCAAAATTATAAGAAATGGAAGGAACAGGAGACAAAATAAAATTTTCCCTGCCGTAGTCTCCGTAGAATACAGGAAGAAGAGACCTAAGCGGCAAAGCAGAATCAGCAGGATAATACTGACGGCAATAATCATAAGAACGCCATTCCACAATCTGATATTGGTCAGGATAAGAGTTTCCCGATGGATCAGGGATCTTGATATTAAAAGAAAGAGGCCTTTTCCATAAAGAAGGCTTTGGCATAGAAGATGTGAGAGGAAGACTTCCATTAGCATAAGTCACCATCTCTAAGGAGACGCCATCTCGTGATATTCTCTCATGAGCCTGGTTAATAAAATCAGAAACATAATCTGTAATGACAATATCAGACCGATCAACTGTTGCCAGCATTTGAGAGACAAGAGAATTGTAGGTCATCGCCACAGGATTATTCCTCTTTTTCCGGCTGTTCCCCAATGCTTTCTAAATCTTTTGAAATAGAGAGAACATCTTTCTTTATGTAATGAGAGAAAGATGACAAATCAGATTTATAGATGATAAAGGCAAGAATCAATCCAATCGCTGAAGAGAACGCCAAAATATACATCCATTTTATCCGAATAATAAAATCACAAACGTTACTTAAAAATTTATATGCCATTTTAATTCACGACTTCCTTAAAAAGGGTTATTAAGTCTTCAAACATAGCCTGAATTTTAGGATTAAATCTACCACTCACTTGAACGATCATGAACATCAATATCCAGAAAGCTATGAACCCCATCAAAAATTGATATTTCTTCACATAAGAAAATAGCTTCTTCAATCCTATAGATACCTTGTAAAAAGTCATTTTTTCGATGCTTTCAACACGCCCCAGAACATCCTGAAGAACAATCATAGAAAGCTCAAAAGCCTTCTCTTTTGCGACTGTTGGACAATTATCTTGCGTCCCATAAACAAAGACTTCGTCAAAATAATTGTATTCTTCCTGATCATTCTTGCAGTCCAGCACGCAAGCAACCTTCAGTTGCGTAAAGATATTCTCTTCTTCAGTCACAGATTGAACGTCCAGTATTTCGCCTTCTTTTTCTAAATCATTTGGAAGATAGAATTTAACGATAGAGGAAGAAGCAATATTGATGAGTGTATCAAAGGAAATCAAAAACTCGCCTTCTTTAATTTTAGAGACAGACGCTTTCTTCATGATATTAGGAGCAAACCTCACATAATCATGAACAGCGTTCGGCATCACCTCTCTTAATTTCTCGGCAATGAGTCCATAAAAGTCTCCGTGACCTTCCCTGGGATCTTTATATTGATATTTGGCAAAAGAAATTTTCTTAAAAAGACTGATACTTTCTTTTTTGAGAATATTTTGATCTTCTTCAAGAATATTTTTAATTTTAGCAGAGCTATAGGCATTAAACTCAGAACACACAATACGCTGTTCCGCAATGAGACTGACAGGGGTAGCAACTAATACGGCTATTCCAGTAGGATTAGTGCCGTTTAAAAAACCATACTGCGTATAAGTCTTAACGGATCCTCCTGGGAAGGAAATACTTTTTGCAGTATAGTTAAATCCTGCCCCTCCAATCCTGATGGGGCAATAATAATCAAAAATCTGATCATTGCTTGCTTTAAAGACGCATGTCTTTGTTCCGTCCGGACTATCTATAGCAAAAGAGCTACCGGTAGAATTTCCAATATGAATGGAATAAAGAGGATTAGCTTGCCCACCTAACCCAAGATGAAGAAGAGATGAAAGTATGAAAGTATTCGAATAATTCGCTACAGCATTATATCCAAAAGCAATAGAATTTTGGATATTTCCATTAATCTTTGCTTGGTATCCTATGGCAATAGAATATGATGAAGTAGGTTCTATGGTAGCGGAGCTACCAATAACAATTGCTGCTTGACTATTTCCATTAGAGCTAGTGCCTTTTATAGCAGCATTGTATCCTATAACAATTGATCCATCAGTAGTACCAGAAGATCCTGATCCTTCTATAGTAGCTCCGCTACCAATAACAACTGCTCCTTTAGCAGTGCCCGTGGCGCCAGACCCTACATTTTTTATAGCCGCATTGTATCCTATAACAATGGCTTGATCGGCCTGCCCTGTTGCCCTTACAAATGCGCCATTCCCAATAGCAAATGAATTCCAAGTGGTATAATCCATCATGTAAGGAATTGTACAAAAAATCTTATTTCTAATCTGTTGATAAGCTGAAACATCGCTATTATACCAGGACATTCCATCAAGAAGCCCTGAAGATAAATCAGTCCCAGAATTTCGATTAATAATGAAATTTGCTTGTGCGTTCGTTAATCGTGCCGTCAGGAATCCACCTGGCATCGATTGACCGCTTCCCGTATTAGTAGAATCAACGCGAAGCTCAAAAAGAGCGGTATCGACAGTGGGAAGGAAACCGCCAGAAGGACGACTATCTACGCCATCTGTGACCATCGTATTATGAGAATAGTTTGTACTGCCGAAGTTAAAAATGAGGAAGGGGTTATCTGTCAGACCTCCATTGACTTGAGAGAAAATAGAGATGCTGCCAAAATCCAGAAAATTAAGCCCTGATCCACCATCGAGAGAATAATAACTTGGTGTTGCATTAAGATTCGATTTCCCTAAACGAGATAAGGAAAGCTGGGGATTAATATTGTCAAAAGTAATAGGATAAAGCTTCCCGAAAAGATCTTCCGCAAAAAGACCACACACTTTGTTTGATACAAGAGGATCAGGCGTCACAATCAATTGTCCTGCGACATCCGGAAGAGGAGAGACCATCTCAAGAGAGCCTGAAGACAGCCCTACAGCTTCCCAATCTCCATTGCTATGAATATAAAGAGACTGCGAGGGAAGAGGATCCGGTGCTCCTGATGTCACAAAAACAACCATGCCATCTGTTGCATTTAAAAGCAGCATTTGAGCATAGGACATGCGATTTAAAAGCAATGCTGATGACGTAGACCTAAGCTCAAGAGCTGCATCCACAGGAACATTGCCGACATCAGGAACATAGACTTGCGTAATATTTTCACGAGGGACAAAGGGAATGGGATTGCCAGAGCTATCTTTTCTTGGATTGGGATCATCAATGGGCTGATCTGCAATGACTAACGTCTGGCTCTGCATAGAAGAACCGGAACTCAATCTCTTGTAGGGCTGAGTAAAATTATTTGCGGGCAGTGTCATCGGTTATTCCTATGGAACAAATGACGCATTTGGCTTTTGATTCCATGTTCCGACATTTTGCAATTCTTCCAATCTTTGCGGGTTTGTTCCCGCATCCGGAACAACCACGGGGGCATCCGCTCCAAGTCCTGGCTTGGGTTCTCGAACAGGGACAGGATCCGCTTTCAGGATGATAGTTTTCATCCACGGGCTGGGCTTGTCAACATAATTTTTATGAACCCAAAATCCTGTCCAGACAAGAGACTGACCATGATATTGATATTGCTTGACCAGATCATGACGCATGCAGGGAAATCCCGTCTTATCACAGTAAGCTGTAGCTCTGGGATTGTCAGGGTCTATATGAACAAGCCTGCCATAGATCATAACTTGATGATTTCCTCAACGACATCTTCCTCAACTTTTTCGACTTCTTCTTCCCAAAAACTGAGGGGAACACTACAGGCCGTTAAGCTGAGGCAAAGAGAGACACACAATACTTTTAACATAGTTTATCCTTTATTCATTATGCTATTTAATAACTCCATCCAGAACCATTATTGAAAGGGTCTGTATAAAACCGCATGGGGACACGCTCTGTATCTTCCGCTCTGGCTGAATTCCAAGCTGTTGCTGCCAAATCTCTAAGAAGGTCTATTTTATCCGCCTTCCCTTTTTTAATGGCAAGCCTCACGGCAAGCTGCGAAACCATTGCCTCATAAAATCGTGAAGGAATTTCAGGCGTATTAAAGAGACTCCCCGCATCCAGCAAGGCTCCCTTATATTCAATCAGCAGAATATACGTATTCATGTAAGGCGGTTGCACAAGAGGATTCACAACACCTACATTCGTTGTTGGGAAAGGCCAGATATAAAGCTGGGGCGTAATCTGACGATCCAGGAAATATTGATTGGGAAGCCCATTGGTTGTCGTCTTCTGAGGCAAGGACATATATTCAGACCTTGAGATATTAGTCATGAGAATATCTTGCGTAATTTCAGAGAAATAAAGTTCTGCAATATCGAGGATCAATCCTCCTGTTTCCCGAATACGGATATACTGCAAGGATATGCTCTGAGGAGCTTGCTGCCATACAATCTTACCGGCAGGATAAGGAATCTTCGGAAACTGAGCTATTGTTGACCATGTCACGCCATCTGAAGATGTTTCCACCACGATCGTATAGCGGGTATCGGTCAAGAGTGTATTGGGATTAACTTGAATCCCCACCAATGTCATACCGGAATATTGCTGAGTATTCCCAAGATTCAACCCTCCATTAAAATTCCATCCGATAAAGCCGTCAGGATTAACTTGCGTGCAAGAGGTAGAAGTATTGCCATCAAAAGCATTGTCACTGGTCAGGCTGCCCTCAGAATCAAAGCTGACGCCATTGGCAGGAAGATTAAGACTGGGAGCATTTAAAAGCTGTGTCAGCCGTTGCTGAATCCGCAGGCTCATTTCCTGAATATCACTGAGGACAGGATTACCTTTAATGTCGGTCACAGGATAAACCGATTGACCCACAACCACAGGCACCATAATGCTCCGCACCATCCATTGGCGGATGCCGTAATTCATCCAGTCTGTGAGGATAAAATTCATTGAACGAAGAGCCGTGAGCGCATCAACACCGGAGGCATCGTCCATGACTACTTCTATGCGTTCATAAGCCTCACGAATAAGCCATTCATTGGTAATATTCTGGAAGGAAACTTCATCACTATTTCCTCCCCATGTGGAGAGAGAGACCATCAGGCTTACCTCTTTTTATTCAAAAGATCCTTGATCTGATCTTGTATGTCGGAAAGAGAAGAATAAACAGGAGCAGAAGACTTCTTATCTTTTAGTTTCTTCTTTTCTTCAGCACTCTCAACATAAGCCTCTTCTTTTTTCTCTTCAATCTCATCTTTTTTCTCGATGAGAACTTTAGGAATAGCGGCAGAAAGTGGCAAGGCGCTGGAATAAAGAGTTTGAATATTCGTCACATTCCCATACCCAGGAACTGTATAAAAAGGAACGCCAGAAAGAAAAACATAGGAAGACTGAGGAAAAGCCGTCTGAAGTTGAGAAAGCGTTAAGGCATAATAGACAAGAGGATTCTGTGTGCTTGCCGAATAAAAGGCCTGAGACCTCGCTTGAAACGGAGATAGAAGCGGATCAAAGTTACACGCTGTCATCTGTGTGGACATATTGGCATAAAACCATGAGCTTTTAACTGTTTGACCACCGTCATTTGTATATTGGCCATAGAAGGGCGGATAATTCGATATAATCGCCATTATTTCCTCCCGTGAGGCTGATAAATTGATGCCAAGAAAGTTCCGCTATTGTATGACGCATTGATCACATTAATACACGCAAATTTCCCTGGAATATTGCTTGCCACTTCATAAACATTAAGATTTCTCGCCGCATTTGGAGACCATGAAACCGGTGTATTCATTTTTCCAGTAACTGTATCAAAGGAAACGGCATTAGGATTAATAGAATCTTGAACAATCATAGGGAAAAAACTCATAGTTCCGGCAGTGATATTCACAGAAAATGAAAGATTCATATTTGAATATTCATTAATAGGGAACCATCCCGTATTTCCTGATTCTGCAATTCCTACTGAAACATTGATGCCCGCAGCTACGGCAGTAGGAACAATTCTAGTAATTGTATCAAATGCTTGTGGTGAATAGATGCTCGTAGCATTGGGACCATTCATTACACAAGTCACAGGTATCCCTAAATAAGAACCTGAAATAGTAAAAGAAGACGTTGAAGCATTGCCCGCACTTGTTATTTTTATTTGGCGTGCGTTTCCGTTCGTATCAACAACACCAGAAGAAAATGTTGGAATAAAAGTTAAAGGGATTCCAACAACTGGAATCGCTGATGCCGATATATTTGCCGCACCAGAAAGTAGTTTCCACGAATAAGAGGCAAAATTACTCATGAGAATGTCACCTCTCTCTTAGAATCTTTATTCTTTGCCCAAGTTTTTCACTTTATGATAAGCCTTCAGTTCAGACTGAACAGCAATAATCTTGCCTTCAACCTGACGAATATCATTTTGAGCTTCATTAAACTTCTGCTGTGCATTGGAAAATTCCTGACTCAGGGAAGTCATTTCTTTTGTGCATTCTTCGATAAGAGTATCAACGGTCATTTTCTTTTCCTTTAAGTTACCAAATAATTTCGTATTCAAGTCCGACAATCAATTGAGCTGATGACAGCCCACCCGTAAATGCAGCCGTAGCATTTCCAAAGAAGAGAGGAAGGTTCGGGGTAGGAGTCGATACTGTCGTGATAGGTACGACAGTGCTGTTATTTGCAGCATTTGTCATAAATCCAGCATTGACTGTCGTAAAACCAGCGATACCTGCAATGGCGTTTGTATAAGAAAGACCCAGCGCTCCTCCTGTTGCAAATGCCGTTGTTTTATTAAACAATTGAAGAGAGAGACGATAGGGCATCACTATGGCACTTGAGGCAGCTATACCCACCGAAATTGTATCAGGGGCTGTTGTGACAGCAGCAACAATGCTCGTAATAAAGCTATATTCAGAGGTTGTTGTTATTGTACCAGCTGTTGTCGTTACAGTAATTGTCTCTGTAACAGTAGCTCCGTTATAAGTTCCTGTAATGGTATAGGTAATATTAGAAGTTGAGGAGGTATTTATTAAAATTATCGAAGCAGGATAAGGCATTACTGCATTTGATAAAAGCGTTGTTGTTGCGATTGCAACGGCGGTCGCAGGCTTAAAATAGGTAGGATTCACAGGATAAACAGGAGGCGCAGGTGTAACCTGAATCAATCCCCCATTCGCACCCATTCCTTGTATTTTTGATCGATTGAGAACTGTATAAGATCGGCGATAATTCGTCCTGAGAAGATCTTCGAGGTAAAAGTTATCCCAAGCCCCATTGCGCTTTATGGAAATCGCGCCTGTTGTCTTGTTATAGACCTGCATGCCATCCGTTGTCGCATAAGAAACCGGTACATTATTCTGAACATTGGCCAGAGATCCTTGCGACTGTCCTGCAGTTGTTATCGTATCAAGATTCTCAATATCAGATGAAAACATCTTAGGATTCAAAAAAGCACCGGCAGTGGAATTCAAATCCAGTGCCGCCGCTAAAAAGGGCTGTCCACTATTTGTCTTTAAATAGACAGTTGAAATCGTTGCATTCGTAAGGTTTTGCGTAGTAACCACCGCAGAAGTCAAAGAAGTGTAACTATTTGCAGAAATTTGAGTCGCGAGGCCGGCCGCCGCAAGGTTATTAAAAGTCAGAGTGTCCGTAACAGCAGTTTTTCCGTTAAATCCAACCAACGTCACAACGGCTCCTGCAACAGCGGCAATCCCCTGAACTTGAATCTGAACAGGTTGACCAGGGAAAACTGATCCAATATTCACGAGTGATGTTGAATTAAAAACAAAGGACGCATTGGCATTTACAGTCTGAGAGAGAGCAATATTAGGAGTTTGCATGATCGGAACGCCATTCGCTCCCCCCACCCATCCCGCAGGAAGAAACCCATAGGTACTGGGACCAATCGGTTTATCATTGCCATTCCCACCAGATAAATCTGTATCGCAAATAACAACACCGGAAGTCGTCAATGACGGAGCGTAGCGATTAATTCCTCTTGCCATAACCAGAATCCTTTAATGAGTGTTAAACAGCTGCACAGCCGGCAATCGCCCGTGGATTACCGCATCCAAAGCTATAACGCTCCAATGCCTTAACCTTGTAGTTATCTGTATCCATATCCGTATAAACAGAGGTCTCCAGAGATTCACGAACATAATGATTCATGCCCTTTGCAGAGGTGAGGATAAACCATGAACGAGGCAACGTCAGGAACTGATTCACGCGATATCCCTGAGGAATCGAGGAAAGATTATAGATCGCTGAAATATCATTCATACTCGTATTTGTGCGGAAAGCTGATCCCAAAAGGCGTTCTGCCACGAATTGGTTCTGCGGAGGAACAACCAGCTTTTGCGGAACATGACGTGTAATGAGTCCTGCCTGATCCTTGAACTGTTGAATCAGGATAATCATGGATTCAAGAGAGCCTTCGGTTAAATCAGCCTGAATACTGAGTGTATTGGCATAATATCCTTTTTCAATAGGATGTGCCGTGGACAACATAGGCTGCCCATCCCCAATGGGATTCGCTGCATTCAGGGCATTGTTCAAAAGAGATGCCCCCAAGACTTCCTTTGTTTGCTGCATGGAGTTTTTCAAAGAAAGAACTTCATGAGGAAACTGAGACTTGTAAAGGTTATCCATACGAGCTTGACGTGTAATCTCAAACATCAAGCTGACGTATTTGTGGGTATAAAGCGTGATGATCTTCTGAGACATGGTATCCACAGCCGAAGGCGCACCTTCAGCACGGACTTGAGCAAGACCCAGAAGTTTCATTTCAACTTCAATTTCTGTTTCCTGATCCGATGGATGTGTATCGTAAATTTCTGACCATTGAGGAGCATAATATTTATCAGAAGACCAAACAGACCTGACGCCTCTGCGAAGAAGCGATTGAATATTGGCGGTGCGGGTTGCAGACATCTATTAAACTCCTAAAATTATGAAGGATTAGCAACAGTTGATGTACCAAAGAAATGGTAGTTCAACCGAACCAAAACGTTATTAAATGAACCATTGGAAACTTGAGCAGGAACGGATCCTGCAACCTTCATAGGTCCTGTTGCAAAATCATCTGCCAGAGAAAGAGGAGTGTTGAGGTTATTGAACTGATCAACCCGTGGCGTCAGTCCTATAATTTTACATTGTGTTCTTTGCGTAGTTCCACCAATTCCCAATGTTCCATTTGCACCCCCCCCGATATCAAGATAAACGCCAGAAAGTCCAGACTGTTGATTTCCTGTCGTTGGATTATTCTGCAAAGATGTCCCATTAGCAGATTGAAGCTGAGTTACAGAATTTAAGAGACTTCCGTTTCCTGCTGAACCGATAATTCCAAGACCAAGATAGGCATTCAAGCCAAGTGATTTTTGAGCAATGCCGCCATAAAGAGTGGCTACATTTCCGATAGAGGATGAAACCTGAATATCAAAAAGGACGTTAGGATCTGTGACGACAAAAGCTTCTGCAAAGGCTGTGATATTAGTAGTAGTACTTATGGGAGCAACAACAGTACCACCAGGCCAATAAGGAGAGTTAAACTCTTGCAATAAGCCGCCCACATATTGCCGATATCGGCAACCCATAAAAACACCAAGGGCAAGAGGAACTGTTGTGCTAGCAAAATCAGCAGCTACACCCGTAGCGCACCGAATCCCACCTGTAGCTCCTGCTGCGGTTCCTGTCGTATTATCCCACGTCACAAGATCACCTGTATAAATGCTGGTGGCCTGACCTGACATAATTGGAAGAGATTGAGTCGCGCCGTTCCACGGAGAGCCGTTCATATAAGAATGAGGCTTCAATCCTTGTGGGGCATTAATTCCATAAGACATAGAGAAATCCTCTTTTGTGGATTAATTAAAACAAAATTACTTTTGGATTATTTAATTCCCCCAAGAGGAACACAGCGCATGGATTGATTGGCTCGATCAGGACTTTGTTTAATTCCCGTCTCAGGAACAAAAGCCTCTTTGAATTCTAGCGGCTCAAGAATATGTGGAGGAGCAGAAATAAGTTTTTAGGCAAATAGACCACTCCTCCACAATAATGCATCTTATAAAAATACTTTGAGAGAATCAATACATAAAAAGAAATATCTTATTGACAAAGACAACCATTCTTATGCTGTTGAATTTCATCCGGATTTGAGGCGTATCCATTATGCACAAGAGAAAATAAGGAAGAGCACAGAAGTATTCTTTTAATCATCGGATAAAAATTCATAAAATAATCTTGCTGTCTCGATTATTTGCTCTCTTTTTTCTTTGACACTTTTTCCATCATCCAAAGACGTGCAGAAGCTAATAGAGAATTCAAGAGATGTTTTCCTCTTTTCACTTTTATTTTCATACTCATGTAAATCTACCCATTCATTATTGGTTTCCAGGCTCTCACGCTGCATAAACTTGACTTGCTTTTGCCCATGATCATTAAACTGTTGCTTTGCATCATCATCAATACTTTGTTTGACAAGTCTCACGATTTCCTTAATGTTTTCCTGATCCATTTTTAAAATCCAAAAGCACGAGGAATTGTTCTCAATCCACTACGGCCATTAAATTGCACTTTTCTCCAATGAGCAGGACCCCCGCTCTCAACGCCGGTCATATTGGATTCAACGGAATCCACCATTCTTTGCGTTTGCTCTCTCTCAATTTCGCAAAGCTCTTTATCTCGTTCATAGAGGACAAGACCCTTATAATAGATATAATCTCGTCCATGCTGCTCATCATCTTTGCCAAAATTACGCTTTAAGACCATATCCGGATGACGACTCGCGGGAACAGGAGACCAGCCACGGCGTTCCATTTCCATAGGACGGGCATGATCAGGCTTATCCATACAACTTTCTGCAACCCAGTAATATTCAACATTGTCAGGAATTTCATCAGCAGGGATATAAAGAGGATCACGATGATGCATCTGCATAATATGATTCTTATGCTTCGTCCATTTATCCATTTCATGCTTTTCATGATGTCTCTTGGTATAGATTTCGTCTTTTTCAGAGATGTCATCACCTTCAAACGTAACTTTTTTAGCCATTTTAATAAACCTTTCTTTGCATATCTTGAATTTTGCTTTCAAGAAAAGACTTGGGAGAAACGCCAATTGATTTTGCAAATTCAACTTCTTCCGAAGTCAGGCGAACAGTCTTTGATCCCCCTTCTCCATTGCCAGAAATATTTCCCCGCGTGACAGGATGACTATATCCCCTTGATTTCACTTCAGGACGTCCTCGATTAACAGTTTGCGCCTGACGCTGTGGAGAATTCATACCAAAGTTTCCTTGTGAATATTGAGAATTAATAATTTTTCTTTGTTCATCGACCACCTTGTCAAACAAATCAAAATAATCAGAGGTGCCAATAAGATGCTGATTCCCTTGCTGCCAGAGTTCAGCATCAATATTATTCGCAATATTTCCCATAATATAGGTCAACTGCGGATTGTAATAAGGAGAATTCTCATTGAGATCGGGCTGGGTTTGTATCCATTCAACAATACCCTGCTGTCTTTCCAGATCCAGCTGAGGTTCCAGACCACCGCTATTATCGGTAGCCGCCTCTTGCTGTCCCTGATACCCATCTTTCCATCGTTCAAAATTACTGATATCTGCCGCGATCTTGGCTATTTTAGCCTGAGCTTCGACAATGGCGTAAGTATCATTTTCCTTCATGGCAATAGCCGCTTCAGCCTTTGCCTTTTGCATATCTTCCTCAAGACGTGCACCCGTATGAATCACATTATCTTCAAAGGTTTGACCGGCTAAATTCTTAAGATGCAGATTTTCTGCTTCCATCTGACGTATTTTTTCAGATTGAGCATAGGTCATGCGGCGGAGTTTATCGTTTTCCTTCAGATTTTTCTTAATGCGTTCAACTTCAAAAGCCATCGCAGAATCTTGATCTTCAGCATCAGTCTGACTTGCTTCAGATTTTTCTTCTTCAGAAGATTCCTCTTCTGCCTGATCTTCAGCGTCCTCCGCTGCTAAATCAATGCTTTCCTCTTCTTCCAAAAAATCTTCATTTTGTTCTAGACCGCTCTCGATACCGCTAAACTGCTCTTGATTCATTTAAAATTCCTAATGATGATAATGAAAAATTCATTTTTAAGTCCTGCTGATCCACAATTCATCTATAATGATCTTCAATGGAGCATTTTTCCGTATAGACGTATTCTTCAATCTTACGTGCAGTCCGTAACAGATTATCAATACCATCATCTGGAAAAGCATTGATGGCTAAACTCAGACATTCTAGACGGAGAGATCGATGCTGTTTCAATCTTTCTTCTTTTTTCTGTGTACACTCAGCTTTAAAAGATTCCTGCAACCCAGAATCAAAATTTTGCTGTCCAAGATCTGGGGTTCTCAGCCCGTACTTAATTTCACAGACCGGACACATTCCCTTAGAAGTCGTGACCGCATGAGGATGAAGGGCACATCCCTTAGAGAGTTGAGGATCAAATTTATCAGGAATTCTCGGATCGAATTTATATTTCGTCTCTTTTTTCTCACGATCTCTAAGAGCTTCTTCAAAGAAGGGATAAAGCTGTTCGCTCAAAGAGATGGAAAGTGGCTTTAAAAAAGGATAAACTCTTCCTTCTTTGTCATAATCCATTGCATAAGCAATGGCTAAGGTTCCAGTCGGCTTATAATATGTAAGTATTATTTCTGAATTCATATATCATCCTTTTAAAAGTGGGATAGGAAATGACAGAACTTTAAGTAGTTTTGACTAAAAAAAGAATCCTATCCCGTCTATTTTAATATCTCTCTTTTAACCTTAAATCAATGATATTAATTTTAACTTCTCTTGACGTAGGTAGGATCATCCACCACACCCAAAATGCAATCATCAGGAATAATCATCATGGGAACATCGCGATACATGATCTGAACACCTTCATGACGCGGAATCACGACCCAATCCCCTACACGACACCATGCTCCTTGCTCTTCGTACTTCTTGGCCTTATAGGCGAAGGGACCCATGCCACATACAAGGGCAACGCATGTACTATACTTACTGTTTTCAATATGCTCATGAGGGATGATGATCTTTTTGCTAATGCCCATAGGATCAATGATTTCCCGACCCTCTTTATCCTTCACCATAATTTCTTCAGGGGGCGTATAGAGCATGAGGCACAAGTTATATCCTGTCACCCGCATGGGTGGAAATCCAAGTGTTTGTTCAATCATCTGCTCGCATTCTTCGAGTGTCTGATCGTCCACATAGCTTAGTCCTTTTTGATTTTCTTCAGTCATCGTCAATATTTTCCTCATTTTTGGTAGTGTTCTTTTCAACAAATGTATTAATCGCAAAGAGAAGACCCTCACGAAATCCCGAAAGATGTTTATAAGTGATGTGATCTGGGATAGACCCTGACACAAGGCGATCCTCCAATGACGAAAGACGCTCGACAATTTTATCAAGACATTTCCTCGTTTCTCGATCATGCTTCGCCGGATCAACGTAAAAATCCTTCACGAATGGCTTCTTTCTTTTGAAAAGAAGAATAAATCGTGCACACAGACGGACAAGCCAATCATCCCAGCCATTATTTATCAACCGCCTCGATTGACCTTCCGCGGAGCGGATGTCATATGCTGTTTTCCGCGTGGCGTTGCCATACCAAGACGCATCTTGCCAACACCGCCTACCGCTCTCTGGATAGGATTTCCTCCTTGCATTCTTCCACGCATTGCCTCAAATCCGCCAGGACCGGCTCCGAAAGGACGGCCATCACTATAAGAAAGACTTCCTCCGATATTTTTTCTAACCCTTCCCCCTTTACGCAAAGGATTCCCCTCGTCTGCTGATGCCTTTGGCCTACGTGCGGCGGCCATCCGATCAACGGTACTCATGCCATTAATCTTGCCACCGAAAGCTTTCTGTTGCGCTTCTCCGCATGTCCCTGACTTACCGATACGCCCTCCTGTGTTGCGAGCAAGTGGCTGTTGCTGTCCGTTGGCTCCATACACACCGCTCCCCATGTTATTGGCCTTACGATAAGCGGTAGGATCGGCTTTATAAGCAGGATCTGAAAGATAGGAAGGAGTTGTTGTGCCAAGACCACCGACAAGATTTCCGCCAACAGCCTTTTTAATGGATTTCCCGAGAACCTTACCGCCCTTCCTCAAGGGATTTCCTTGTGGCTGAATGGAAGGCCATGTCCAGCTAGGACCCTGAAAATTATTTCGGTTTGCGGTTGCATTACTTTGACCTAAGGTCGGATCGGACATCTTGTTATTAACATTTTGGTTGGGAACATTTCCACCCATAGGTCCGCCCATTCCCTTTTTTACGCGGCCGCGAACATGACCCCCTTTTTTATAGGTGCCGATAGTGGCGTACTTTGTTGCCATTTTGGGCGCCATCATTCCTTCATGATGAACCTTCCCATTGATTCCTGGGAATTCCCGCTCTGCCCGTGCTCTCATATCGTCCTGACCGCTATATCCGACTTTACTCATTTTCATTGTCCTTGTTGAGATTGATCCATTTGATTCTGATCAGGCTCTTGTTGATCCTGCCCTTGATCTGGTTGTTGCTGATCCTGCATATCCCCTGCACCATGACCTTGATGACCGTGGGGAGGCTGTTGCTGTGCCTGCATTTGTTGAGCCTGAACCTGCTTTTGAATCTCCATTTGTCTCAGCATATTAGGATCCATATGCGTGGTCGGAGACCCTCCTTGAAGCAAAGGATCAGGAATAGGTATATCAGGCAACATAGGCGGATTCAATCCTGCCTGCTGATAGGATAAGATAATTTTCTGCCATTGCACAAGATAATCAATCTGCGTTTTCATAAAGGAAATCTGATTCTTCAGCATTTCCTGCTCATTCTTCATCTGATTAGACTGAGCTTTCACCTCAACATCCATCCGCAAGGTTTCCTGTGGATCTATAGGCGGCGGAGCATTGGGATTAGGTGGCGGCGGAGGCGGCAAAATTTCATCAATATTATCAATCTTCATGATTTTGTACATATTGGCAAAGGCTGCTCGGAGATCATGAATTTCCGGCGCACTTTGTGCCATCTTGAGAAGACTTTCCGCCTTGATCAAACTATGGGCAATCGTTGAAACCTGAGGATTGCTTGTGGGAACAATATTAATATCCTCCTGAAAGTCTTCAGGATGAACCTCTACATACATTCCTTGCACGTTAAATCCATAAGGAGATGTCATTCCTTCCTGAAAGAGTTTGAAAATCATTTCCAATTCCTCAGAAAGAGACCGGTGAAGAGATTGAATAATGACGCTGGTAACTTTGTTCTGAACCTCCAGCAAAGCCAAAGTTGTGCCTACGGGAGCATCGTAACCTCCTTCAGGGATTTTAACGTCCCCTGCACTGGCAAGTTTTGAGGTTTGCTCCCGTAGGTTATTAATGAGATCAATCAGCATTGGAGATTGTTGAGGTAGTTCCAAAAACTGCAAGGCCTCATTAAGGGGGCGATCTTGTGTATCCACTTCGACCATTTCAGAAGGACCGATATTATAATTGTTCTTGGTAAATTCCACACCCTTCATGCGAATGCCACGGGGGAAGATTTTCATCGTCTCAGAGTTCAGAATCTGCCGAAGCACTTTGGTCATGAGAATAGCGTTTGACCCAATAATCTGACCCAGCCCATAAGAGTAAAGACCATAAGAGGGAAGATACCCATATTTAACAAAGCAGTGAATACGATCAAACCTTGTGTCGCCCATCTTAAAGTTACGGCGAATAGAAAGAATCTTTTTATTTTCCAAAAGACTGATGATGTAAGGCTTTGGAATATCGTTATTGGTTTGATCGGTAGAAGATTTTGATTTAAAATCACCATCACAGAGATCCACATAGCATTCATAAACTTTATAGGTTTTATTAATTTCTTCGGAAGAACCATCTTTTTTATTTCTGAGCCCTTCATTCTCACGCTCTTTTTCATACATTTTCTTCTGATTTTTAGCGTTTTCATCTTCATCATTCGCAATATCAGAAAGCTTGATATCACGATAAAATCCCTCTGCCATCCGCATGAGGATTTCTTTTTTGGAGAGCTTGAAAACATGGGTAATACGAGACGCTTCCAAAAGAGAAGAACAATCATTGTTAATGATTAAGTTGGAAGCTGTCACGGTGCGTGCCACAGGGATTTTTAAAATGGGATCAACGTATATCTTACGGAAACAACACCCAAAGAGACCGATATGCATCAAGAGACGATCAGATTCATCAATATACATCTTATCAATTTTAGTAAGATACGTATTGATATAAAGCTCTATTCTCTGGGCTGAATCCTCTTTCTGATGATTAGAAATGCCAATAATTTCAGATATTGCCGGACCCTTCAGAGGAAAGAGCTCCATCTTGGCATTGGAATAAAATTCAATAACAGCATTGGAAAGCGTGGTATCGAAAACGCCTGCTGCATTCTCAAAAGGCATTTTAAGCTCTTCCTCGATTTTAAAACCGAGATACTTAAGAATTTTCTCACAAGACTTAATCCATTCTGTTCGTGAATTATCATCTTCATTGATAGCATCCATCAGAGATTGACCGAGACGATCAAGATCAGCAGCATCAAGACTTTCAGCCAAGTTTGAATAAAAGGTATTTTCATCCTGGGACATCATCGTCTGAGTCAGAATATCTTCTTCCTTAGGAGATTGGTCTTCACGATCAACCAGATCGAAATCAATGCTGCCATCTTCGTTAGGCTCATTTTCCATAATATCAAAAGGCAAGCTCTGTCCTTCTGGCTGAAGCTCTTCCTCCGGCAATTGTCCTAAAAATGATAAAAGATTCTCATTCATCTTGATTCGACAATTCTATATCCAACATTTCAACAGACCATCTTTTTATTTTTTTATTGAGAAGAATCCACACGATAAAATTTAAGATGATATTAATAAAAAAATAAAATAATACGGCTAAAAATCTCATAGATAAAGGAGGTTTTTTTAATTCTCCTTCTTTTTTATATGTAAAAATCATTCTCTATCCTCAAGCTCATCTGAATGATGCGATCTTACACCATGAGAGCCTTTTTGCGATGAAATAATAGAATAATCCTTGTCATCGTCCTTCTTAACTGAACTCTTGAGCTTTGATGAAGGAATAGAACTATGTTCCTCATTTTCTTCTTCCTGTATGCCTAAATCAATACTGCTTTTGGGAGATTGAAT